ATTACGTTTCCAGCGGAGGCTGGGACAAAATGGACTCTACAAGAGTTGGACCCGTTATTAAAAACCGTGATAGATTTTGATATGGCAGGGAAAGAAATCATATCTTCAGCGCCTGCGCCCAAGGTAGAACCCGTTACCCAAGGCAGTCCAGATACCTGATATGAACCAACATTATGTAAACCAGCACGGTAGTTATTCAATTTACTTGCTCCTGTTTTTCAATAGTCGAGCAGCAACTCGCTTCATAACTTCCTGGACGATGGCGTCCGTATCGATTGCGCTGGTGACTCCTGCTTCTTCTGGCTCTTCGGGCATCTCCAACTCTTCTTCGGGAGGAACTTCTACTTCCATTTCGTCTTCGACGGGAAGCTCTTCGACCTCGACCTCTTCTTCGCCTTCAACATCTACGACGACGCCAGTGACGCCCTCAATAGCGTCAGCGATGGCTGAGACGAGTTCTTCTACCTTGCCTTCCATATCGCCAACAGGCTCTTCGGGAAATTCTTCGGGGACTTCTTCAACATCGATGACGTCTTCAAGATCTACATCATCACCAAGTTCGAGGTCTAACTCCTCTTCCTCATTGACTTCGTAGTCTTTAAAGTGTCCACCGACATCGCCGGCTTTCTTTTCGACGCCGCCCTCTTCCCCTCGTCGGTATTCTTTGGCTTTGCTGCCCCATCCTTCGCCAATAAAATCATTGCCGATGGCTTCCATGTTTGCCAACTTCAAAAAGCGTCGGACTGTAGCCTCATTCAACAAGTTCTTTTTCTTACTCATTTTGTACCTCTCCTATTTTTAGATAAAATGTAACTCACCATATAAATAGTGTGAAAATAAACAAAATACCTTCGAGATTTGAATATTTGTGTTTGCGTTCTTTATAACTATTTCTTTAAAATATTTTTTCTTATCCTCAGAAGAACTTCGTCGATTATTTGTTTAACACGAGGTGGAGTTCGATTTATTCTTAAACCTATTTCTCGTAGGGTGAGAGGACCGTGCTTCTGGACAGTAACGAGGGTACAGTTATTGTCCTCCTCGTATGAAATCCACTGGCGACAATCCTGATTGGGGCAAGATATACTCTTGTCTAGGCACAGGGCGGCACACTTTCTTAAATCACTCATAGGTCTGGATGCTCCTTTTCTAGTAGATCAAAAATACTTTCGACTTCTGTGTCGTCGAGGGCAAATTTACTTTTTAGTTCTTTTTGGCTCTTATATTCTTTTTTGATATCCTTCCTCTGTCTTTTACTCTGGACTTCGTTCGTGTCTTTCCAATCCTGGACGAACTCTAAAACCCTCTCGTCCTCCGTAATATATCCCTCCATCATCATTCGATAAAAGGCTACTTGCGTCAGACCATCATAGTGAAGTTTTATTTTCAAATCAGCGTGTGACTTTTCAGTAGCAGTAAAAACTATTTTTTTAAGTTTGTCTTTCTCTGTGATACTCATTTGGACCTCAATAAAATATGGGTATTGCTTTCGACTGCCCCAGCAGCGGTTTGTCGAACAAACTTTGCCTTTGCCTGAAGTTCTGCGATGCTGGAGGCACCGGAATACGAGAGTCCTGATCGAATGCCTCCCTTGAGACCCTCCATCACAAGACCTACGGTGCCCACATATGGAACAATGGAAGAAATACCTTCGGGTGTTGAAGAAGCGCCCCTCCAATCTATTTGAGCATCTTTGCTCGCCATCCCTCGATACTCTTTCCAAAATCTTCCATCGCGCTCAATCTTATTGCCGGGGGCTTCGTCGGTTCCCGCCAAGAGAGATCCAAGCATTACGAAATCTGCTCCTGCGGCGAGAGCCTTTACAATATCTCCCGATGAGCGAATTCCTCCATCAGCAATGATTGAAACATCCCTATCGGACTTGGCGCATTGAAAGATTGTTTCAAGACCAGGCATACCGTGACCAGTTTGGATTCTGGTGGAGCAGATGCTTCCCCCTCCGATATTACAACGGATGCTATCGGCTCCCCAATCTGCTAAATCATTAAATCCTTCCAGGGTTGCAACATTTCCCGCCATAATATGAATGGTCTGCCCAAACCAGCCCCTAAGTCTCTGGATTGCTTCCTTCACAAGAATATGGTGCCCGTGTGCGACATCGATGCACAAAAAAGAAGCACCAGCCGTGACAAGATCCCGCGATCGATTAAAATAACCATCAGTGGCTCCGATGGCGGCTCCAACAGGGGATGCTGCTATTTCAACCATTTTGCACTGCTCTTCTATTGAGCAATAACGATGAATAATGGCGGTTCCTCCTTCTCTTCTCATAGCAATAGCCATATCAAGCTCCGATACTGTGTCCATTGGAGACGCCAATATTGGAGTAGGTCTTGGGATGTCCCCCAAGAAAGAAGTTAATTCAATCTGGCTGCGGCTTGCAATCTCGCTATACTGTGGAACGAGCAGAACGTCGTCATAGGTGAGTGCTTCTTTGAGTTTCATTTCTCCTCCTTTTTAAAAGCTCAACTTTGTGGTTTAGACAGGTGATTATCTCTATTACCCATCGGTGCTTCCTAACGCTCCATCGCCTCGATTGGAAATGGTGATCGGCTCATCATAAAGCTCTGTTGCTTCCCTCATTCTAAAATGAACCACAGGCACCATAACCAATTGGGCAATCTTATCTCCCGGTTGGAGAGTTCTGGTTGTGCTGCCCACATTATGAATATCAATGAAAATTTCCCCATCATACCCAGAATCAACACAATGAGCCCCAACAACCAGTTGCTTCTTGGAGGCAATCGAAGATCGGTTCATCACCTGTACCATATACCCATGGGGGATACCCAGTCGGATGCCGGTTTGCAATAGCGTTTTGCCATTCGATGGTTCGATGGATATCGGCTTGTCCTCTGTTGGATTAAAAAAGACATCCAAACCAGCATCAGATGGGTTCGCCCTGGTGGGCACTACAATGTTTTCTCGCACTTTAACAAATTCTAAAATCATCTCTCCTCCTTGTGTTAGATCTATTATAATATAAAAGTCTTTATAAGTCAACAACTTACCTGTATTATCCCAACAGAATCATATTCTTTCTAATATTATTAATGGAGAACCCCCATTGTTCATCATATTTTACCCTCGCCATATAAGGTCTATTAATATGGATTACATCTCGTTGTGGCGACACTCCCCAACATTTAACACTTGTGAGTTGACTGTTTGAATCAATCACATTCATAATGTAGAAATCTTTATCATTACGAGTTTTCTTTGCTATCAATTCCCTCGGGATAAACCAAACAAGTTGCAACTCTTCATCGTAGTCAGAAATGGGGAGAACAAATCTTCCCTCCAAATCCTTCTGCATCTCGTCACCAACAACCTTGTGGATAGGGAAAAGACCAGTCAAATCGACAAGATACTCAATCTTCTCCTCCTCGGTAAAATCTCCCTCCCCGTAAAATAACTCAATGTTCGTGTGAAACTTCCTTTTGGTCTTCGCTCGGTCAACTGCAACTGCCGACCAGAAATGTTTCAAACCGCTGAACCTCTCGTCTACAAGACAATTTAGAGTTTGTGATCTACACAAGACATCCAGTGCTTTCTTGTTTAGTTTGGAGTAAACAATGTTCTCATTGAAAATGAAGTCCTCAATATTCGAGAACGGTCTTGCCCTCAACACTTGCTGGATTGCTGCTTCTCCAAGACCCTTGATGGAAGTTAAGGGTTGGACCAATGTGTTTTTATCTAAGATCTCCCAGTTCATTCCAGAAGTATTAATGTTGAGAGGCTCAATATCAAACCCAAAGTTCTTTGCGATTGTAATCGCCTTTTCTTTTCTCGTCTCAGGTTCTTTGTCAAGGAAAGATGCCATCCATTCCACAGGATATTTCTGGAACAACCAAGCGCACTGGTATGATAGGATTGAATAGGAAATCGCGTGAGACTTGTTGAAACCATACCCCGAGAAGTATTCGATATTGTTCCAAAGCTTTTCTGCTTTGTTCTTGGCTAGTCCCTTCTCTACACAACCATCAACAAATTTCAAACGGATCTTTTCTTTTTTCTTTGCGACCTCGCCAGTTCCTTTCTTGGTGAGGAGCTTTCGGAGAGTGTTGCCCTCATCGAGAGAGATGTCCTTTCCAAGTCTATGGGCAAGCAATGCGATCTGCTCCTGGAAAATCATAAACCCATAAGTTTCTTCTGTGATCTCTCGGATAATCTCGTGGTCATACTTGATGTATTGGGGTGCCCCGATTGCTTCGACGTATTTCTTATCAACGCCAGCGGAAAGAGGACCTGGACGGTAGATAGAAGTGATGGCGGCAATATCAATAATGGTATTGGGCTTTGCCTGTTTACAAAATCGTTGCGCTCCTCCTTCTGTAAACTGGAAGATTCCAGCCCACTTCCCCTTATGAAAAATATTTTTATAAATGTCCTCGTCATTAAAGTCGATCACATCTGGGTGTATGTTCTTGTCGTAGAACTCTTTGATGTCCTTGAAAGACGGCTCTCTGTTGCTCTGATGTCTCTTTAAAATGTGGCTGATGCAAGTCTCCATCATCCTCAAAGAGGCAAGACCGAGAATATCAAACTTAATGAAGCCGAGCGGTTCAAGGTGCCTGACGTTCTGTCCCTCCGACCAGGGAGTCTGTGTTACGCCCTTAGAGGAGATCAGCGGCATATGTTGGTTGAGGTTGTCAGCAATAACAACTCCACCTGCGTGTCGGGATAGACTCCTGACTTGTCCATACAGGTTGAGAACGTGAGTTTTAATATCTGGATATTTCTTGAGGAATTTTCGGAGTGAATCCGAATACTTCATTACCTCCTCAAATGTGGGGGTATACACTCCTGCCGTGATCCCGTGGTCCTTCTTTGCTTTGGGTGTTGCCTCAAACATCATCCGACCAGTTACGGCATTGACCTCCTTGAAGGGGACCTCGTAAAACTTTGAGATGTCCTTAATGAGGGAGCGAAGTTGAAGTGTGTTCCAGTTGGAAATCGGAACAACAACGTTCTTGCCCCACTCTTCGGCAAGCTGCTCTTTGAGTTCCATTGGCTTCGACACGTCATAATCTATATCAGGGTAATCTACTGCGTCTTCTCGCAAGAAGCGAGAGAAGAGCAAGTCATATTTAATTGGATCAACTTGTGTGATACCGAGAACATAAGACACAAGAGAGCCTGCTGCGCTACCCCTGCCTGCTCCAACGAGTTGGGCAGACGAAGCCTTATCTGCTATTGCCTTCATTGTTAGAAAGTATTTAGCAAAGCCCCGATTGTTGATTACTGTGAGTTCCCGCTTTAATCTGTCGATGTATTCTTGTTTGCCATCGAGCGCACTTTGTTTAAGACCCTCGATACTTTGTTCGACAAGCGCCTCTGTTGCGTCTTTGCCTCTTGGTACAACAAAATCAGGAAGACGAACAGTACTATCAGGATAAAATCTTTCAATCCTTCCATGAGCCACCTCGTGTGTTCTTTCAATAGATTTGAGGATTAAGTCGTCGTCATATGATACATTACAGCTTTTGGAATATCTCTGATAACTCTCCCACATATCATCGCCGTTCTTGGGGTAGAGTTCATAGCCAACTTCTTCAACACTCTTAGGTAAATATGAGTCAAAATCTTTTCGCTTAGAAAGGTGTCCCAATTTTCGGTAAAGAATCCGATCTTTCCAAAGTTCTGGTCGAGGATAATGGCTATCGGCAGTTGAAACCAGCGAAATATTGAATTCCTTACAGATCTTAATAACGTACTGGTTCACTTGATGTTGCTCTGGAATATTGTTCCATTGCAGTTCGCCATACCATCGGTCACCAAAGATATTGAGGAAGTTGTCTGTTGTATCTCGCATTGCTGCGAGGATTGCTTCTTCACCCTCATCCTTATTTCGCCAGAAGTCACCAGCATAGATTCCACCAAGACAGGCAGACGTTGCGATGATGCCTTCGTTGTGTTGGTCGAGCATTTCGTAATCGACACGCGGAAAGCGATAGAAGTTTTCACCGGAGAATGACTTGGAAACAAGCGTGAAGATGTTGTTTAGACCTGTTTGGTTCTGGGCGAGGAGGACAAGGTGGTTTCGTCGGTTTAAGATTGACTTTCTTTGTCGGTTCTCGTCTTCGACGATTGTGCCGGTGTCGTCACTCTTGATTAGTTTTTTATTTTTTTTGTCCTCGGCAATCTTGTTTCGAGCCTCGGTCCAATCTTTGATGGAGGGATTAAAGTATGCCTCGACCCCGAAGATGGGCTTAAAGTCCTTTCCTTCGGCATTCATTTTTTTGGCTGCGAGGACGCTATGTGGCAAAGAATTCGCGTTCCCGTGCTCCGTGATAGCCATTGCATCCATACCATTTCCATACGCAAACTCGAAATGTTCCTCTGGGTATCCTAGTCCATCAAATGGAGATCCCGCCACCGAGTGTGCGTGAAGTCCTACAAATTTAATCTTGGGAGTTTTTCTCATCTGTTCCGCCTGTGGAAGAGGTAATAAGTGAAGTCTGATGCTTCATTTCAACAGGCTGATTATAACAGTTCTCGATCAAAGAGTCAATGAAATACTTCTGATCGAGTGAAAGATTTTTGTAAAAATCTGGTAACTCTGCGTTTGTTTTTGCGTGATAGGGGATTTCGTCATAGACGATTTCAAATAATCTCATTTCGTTTTTCTCCTTGTGTTGTTTTTTAAACTTGTTCGTCCTCGAACTAAAAGTGAATGTTCGTTTAGGTTTCACTTTTATCCTCCGCAAGTTTCTCAATAATATCAAGAAGTCCGTCCATCTTTTCCTGTAACGTCTGTAGCTTAGATTTAAGTGGTGCCATTTCTTCTTTTATCGATAAGATTTCCTTTTGAAGTTTCAGCCTTTCTTCTGCAATCTGAGTGTCTTCAGTAAAGATGTCTTCAATGGGTCTCTCAAGAGTGTTTCCAAGACGAATGTTTCCAATCAAAGGTTCTCTCCAAGACTTCTCCCACTTGCCGCCGTTTAAGCTCGTTGCTGTCCCAAAAAGCCTTTGCCTGCACTGCTCGATGTTAT